AAAATCATTATAATTTGTTATTTTAAAATTAAAATTCATATATATATATTATTTTATATTTAAAATAATATATGTACAGTATTTACATTTGTGTATGCCATATTTGTCCTAGAAATTTACGTAGTTCTTTAATTGAAGATAATGAAAATTTTGTTTTTTTTAATACAAAAAAAGATTTCATAAACGTTTGCATAGAATGTGGTGGTAGTGGAGGAAGTGTAGGCAATGTAAATCATCGTGCAAATTGTATGTATTCTGGATGTTTACACGACGGAATTAGATACACTAGAATAAATAATTATGATGAGTATTCCGAGGAATATATCCAAAGTCTATCCTATCTTTCAATGGATGAACAAGTAAATCATAGAAATAGTTATGGAAGATGGGATTACAATCAGCCATCCGAAAATACGCGCAAGTATCATATAAAATGTATGGAAACCAGAAAAGATGAAATTGAATTAGCGCGAAGAAAAATGGCGCGAAATGTCCTATTCAAAATGTCTGCTATCCTACAAATTAAAACAGGCGTTTATATTAATCCATATTGTCATTTTGACGGAAAAAATAGTGAAAAATTTATCAATAAGTGGGTTAAAATTTTAAATAGAAAAATGCTCAATAACTCTTTGACTGGCATAAAAGCTTAGTCCAAATAATACACTAACTGATATATATCCACCTAAATTGTAGTTTCCATCTTTCTTAAATAAAAATCCAAATAATTTATGCATTGTTGACTTAAAAATAGGAAGTTGAAACAAAAAATACAATAATCCTATTAACGCCGATAAATGAAATTCATCAAATAAAATATCTAAATTACTTTTTACAACCCTTTCTCGTTTTACATTATTTTCGTATCCTTCTTCATTTTTATAATTTTCTATATAATTTTGTTTATCAGATTCTGGTACATAATTAGGCGTTGTACTAATATCATGTGAATGTTGTGTAGTAGTATTAGGTATATCTCTTGCAGGTAAACTAGTTAATCCCGCGTTTGCGGCATTTAAAACGTTATCTGCAATAGAAGTTTTTTCTTTAGTTTCTAATACCACATTAGCTGTACTGCCTGATATACTAGGATCAACCGGAAGTTCATTTATATTAGTAGATGATTCGCTCATAGTAAATATATAAATAATTAGAACACAATTTCTAATTATTTACGCAAATTTTAATATTGTTTTATCTTTACTACATTTCATAGGATTTGAATTAAGTTTATAACATTTACTATTATATTTATATATATTTTTACTATCAGACAATTCACTTGGTGCATAATATACATAACATTTACCTTCATTACATTCGTTTCTAAAAAGCGTTGCTAATCCTAAACCTATTATAAATGATATTATGACACTACTAAATTTTGAATATAATAAACGTTGCAATTTCATTATATATTATTATATATTATTATTGAATCGGAATACTTACTATATTTTCACCCGAACATTGAACCTCTTCAGGTTCAAATGAAAAACATGTACCTGAATGATCTTGAACTTGTAGTAAATGGTTATTATCTTTTGTAGGATAAATAAATATTTTTGATTTTTCTCCTGCTAATCCTGTATTAAAAAATAATCCTAAAATAAAAGTAATAATTAAAACATACCAATTTATAAATTTAAATAAAAATAGCAACTCTTTCATTAATATATACATAGATATTATTGAACGTTGAAATGTACAACTGGTTCATCATTTATATGCTCCATAGAAGAAATACTATTTTCTACCTTTACTAGTCTAAATTCAATATCATCTTCTGTTTCCATCTCACAATAATCATACTGTAAATTTCTTAATTTTTCTAAATTTGGTATAATACTATTAATATATTTTTCTGCAATGTCCTTTAAAATGATAGGATCATTGGATTCATTGTATGCTTTATCCGCTTCTCTAATAAAGATAAAATGTTCTTTGTTTTCATCTACGATGGTTTTTATCGACGTAGTATTATTAAATTTATTATTCATTTTTGTTAATTCTTCTGCGAAAGTACCAACCCATTCACTTTCAATTTCATATTCCGAAATAAGTTGGTCAAATTTATCCAAGGTTTCTTCTTCAGATAAATATTTAAAAATTAAATCTAGTTTTAATTTTATAATCGATAAAGTAGTTATATTTTTATTGAATTTTTGTTCTTCATACAAAATATCCTTTGTTTCTACATTTCCTTTATAAATTTCTATATTTAAATCACATGGTTCATAATTACTACTAGTTAAGGTAGTTGCGCCACACTTTGCAATTAATTTTCTATTTTGATTTAAAAATACCGTACCTACAGGTTTATTACAAATTATACAGTTTGGCGCTAAATTTCTTAATTTTTCTTTTTTTTGCTGTATTGTATACGATTTATTTTTTTTAATAGTATCTTTTGAATTGTCTAATCTTATCGTATAAGCAGCTTTTAATTTATAGTAATCTTCCATGGCTTGTAATACATTTATAGGATAAGTAGATGATACAAATTGAACATCTTCATCTAATGTTGAGGTTTTAGAAGTGGGACTATCGCTTTCCATTTATATTATCTATATATTTTTCTATTTAATATATCTTGGCCAGATTCCCATTTTGGCAAATTTGTAATAAGGTCTTGTGAATTCTGTCTTTTAACATCTTGCATAATTTTTATTTTGGATAAAATGTATTCTTTTGTTTTTTTAGATTTTTCTCTTTTTTCTTGTTGTGTGGGCTTACCTCTATATTTAATAACTAGAATTATTCCAAATAATGCAATTAAAAATACAAATGCTCCTATATTATACATATAATTATAGTAAGTTTCTTTCACTTTATGACATTTTTTTAGTGTATTTGTAATAAATACTTTTGTATCATTATTTATTAAGGACGGTTGTTCACTCATAAACAAATAGTATAAATAAAATATTTAATTTATACATAATATATAACATGGATGCTATAAAAAATAATGAATCTAGAAAAGATAGTATGTTTGAAGACCAAAGCCCATCTTCTTTATATATAGTTTTTTTCATTTTAACTATAGGGTATTTAATAGTTAAATATCAAGTATTAACTTCATCTATAATAATTCCTATTAATTCTTCACAAGAATGGAAATATAAGCTTGGTAGAACTACCGGTATTAACTTAATATATCTATTTTCAGTTATTATATCTCAAATAGTATTGTTAATATTTCAATCTAATAGTATATGTGGAAATTTTGATAATGCTTTACAGGTTTTAGCTCAAGGTGGTACAGCATGGGGTATTATATTTACTATGATATTTGTTTTTATTAATTTTTTGTTTTCTTCTTGGAAAGGACCCTTTTCAAATACAATCGGATATGAAATTTCTTCTAGATTTTTTAATTTAGAAAAAAAAGAAGAATTTCTAGCAAATCTTTTAAATGACCCAAAAAATGTAGGAAGTAATGCGCCTAAAAACTTAACAAATATACTAACAAAAATATTAATAGATAAAGATAAAAAAAGTATTCGCCAACTAATTAATGGTATAACTTTAGATGATTTTACGATATTTATAAACAAATCAATAAGTGAAAACATTGTAAAAAATCCATTTAATTCTAAAAGTGGTGGCAAGAGAAGGAGACGAAAAAGTAAAAAGGGTGGTGCGTCTGTAAATTCTGAAGAAGAATTACAAAATACTATTATAAAAAACGCAGAAGAAGAACAAAATGCTGAAAAAAGAGCAAGTGCTTCTCAACAAGATACTTCTCAACAAGATACTTCTCAACAAGATACTTCTGAACCAGATACTTCTGAACCTAATGTTGAAACGATTCGTCCTGAAAATGTAGAAGTTGAATCCGCTGAAGCTACTACTTCTGACGCGGAGTCTCCTTCGACTGACGCCGTTCCTACTTCGAGTGAAGCTACTATAGAACAATCTGAAAATCAAGATGAATCAGTGACAGAGGCAGAGCCTGAACAAGTTCCTGAAGATACAGAAGCATCTGTTGTAGATGCAATATCAAACTTATTTAGAGCTATTTGTTTTAAAGACATTATTTCTGAATTTATATGGCTATCGTTAGCAGGTTCTTTATCCGTATTAGTTTCATATACATTTTTATTACAGCAAAAATGTAGTGGTAAAAATAATAATTCAATGACAGGGAAAATAGAGGAAGAAAATGTAAATGAAGACCCGGTTATAAAAGAAACTCAAAAGCAAATTGAATTAAGAAGTAAGAGAACTGACGATGCATTAAGAGAAGAAAAAGAATCTTTTACAATGTTAAATGATAGTAATAATAATAAAAAATCATTTAATAAAAAATTTAAAACCGAGAATTTCTGGTTAGGACAACCATATAAATCATCATTAGAATTAGGAGATTACAATATTAATACTTCAAAAGAAAAACGAGAAATAGAACACCGCATGACAGAACAAGGAGAAACATTTTTAAATAAAAAATAGCTAATACTGTATTCTTTTATAAGTACATAAATATAAAATGCTAAAATAAGAAAAAATAGCTAAAACAATAGAAATTAGCCATAATGGTAATACAGTTTTTTTTCTATAACCCACTCCAAATTCTCTTAACGTTTTGTTATCGTTATATAAAAAGTTCGGTTTTACCAGATTTAATATAATATAAGTTATTGAAAAAACCACTAAAGAAAACATCACTATATTTCTTTTTATAAAACTGTTTGTAAACATAATTATATATATAATAAATATAAATTTATATATAATTAATCGGAACCACCGTGCCAATCAATATCGTCAAATTCTCCTGCATCATCATCTTCAGGAACACCTTGTAATCCAAATACATCATTCTCTATTTCTTGAATATTACGCTGTTCATCCTCATAATCAAGGGCAAGTATATTTATATTATCCATATTTTCTCCATTTGGGTCTAATTTAAGTTCAAGCATGATTCTTTTTTCTCTATTTTCTCTTTCTTTATCGAAATTGTCTTGAACATATTGTGTTAAACCCTTTTCCGTTCCTTTTCCCCAATCGCCTAATTTATGATTTTTCATTAACATATTAATTTCTCTTTCATCATCTTTCATATTTGCTAATTTATCCGTAAATTCAAACTTTTTTTCTTTTTCTTTTTCTTTATTAACATTTTTAATAATATCTTTATGACTAAAATTAAGAACTTTTTTCTTAGTTTTTGTAAGTATTAAACAAATATCTATAATATAATTACTTATCATTTGTTTATTTGTATCAATATTTGTTTCGGTAAAATCGACTTCTTCTAATCTTAAAAATTGAGATTCCAATTCTGCGTCAGTAACCGTTTCATCGGGTTCTTTTTTGCCTTCTAAAAATATAAATTCAGTTTTTTGTACCGACTGCAAAATTTTATCTATAACATTAAATAAAATATATCTGTAAATTAATAAACATGTATTTTTATTAAATAACTTATACTTGTAATATTCTTCTGATTCAGGATTACCGCTGTATAATCCTGATATGCACTGTATTTCAATTAAAAATTTATTCCAATATGCTAAAGATTTATGAATATCTTGAAATATTTTTATTAAGTTTCTATTTCCCAAGTATTTATTTATTTTTGAATAATATTCTTTTATAACACTTTCCATATCATTTTTATGGGATAAAGATAACTTCCAGTGATCAGGTATATTTATATTTTCATAGGATGATTTATTTTTAATCATTTCTGGAAATAAATTACTTATTTTATTAGAAGCATCTTTTATGAATTCTAATATTCTATATACGTCTTTATCTGTATTAGTAACATCTTCATTTAATGGTTTCCATATATGAATAGTATTAATAAACTCAACAATCTCAGAAATGACTACTTTTGAATATGAACTATTTCTATTTAAATAAACAGAAATCTGTTCATGCATGTTGACACTTGTACTGTATAAATAATCTTTAAAATCTAACAAAGATTTTGTATCTTTATACATAGGCGTGTCGTAATCATTTAATACCGTTTCTAAATGTTGCATAAAAACTTCTGGTATATCTAATTCTAAATCTTCTCTTGCGCCTGAGAGTAAATCTTGTATTCTATCTATATTGCTAGTATATGGGATATTAGGAATATCAATTATATTTTTCTTAGAAATAATTTTCATTAACTGAAACAAGGTTTCTTCATTGAAGTTCTTCCCCATTCCTTTTAGTTCATCAATCTTTTCGCGGAGAGATTTCATTTCGGGAAATCTCTCTGGCTTTTCTGTAAAAAATATAAGTAAATCATCTGGTATAGGTAATTCATTATCTAAATTACAAAAATGAATAATAGATTTGTATATATATTCTTCCGTATATTCGTTGAACACAGTTATAGGTAATCTAGTATTTCTAGAATCTAATATAAGGGGTGCTCGATGAAAATTATGGTAATCATATAAAATATACTCAATACCAAGTACGTGTATATTATCTTCCTCGATACTAGAATTTTCATTAACAAAATATTCATATGAATTAATTAATCCATCATGACAACAAGAATTTTCTAAGAATGGTTCTACTAATTTATTGGTTAGTATAGGAGTTTTTTCAGATACTACCTTTCCAACTAACTTAATTATCTCCATAGACAATAAACTTGCCTTTGACAATAAAGTTAACACTTGTTGGTGCTGTTCTTGTGAACCCGATTTCATATTTGATTTTAATGATTCTTTAAATGTATCTGTTATATTTGAAACTTTACTTAATTCAATTGGTCGTAAAGGCGGTAAAAAAGTATTCCAGTTAGATATTTTTAATTCTGTCGGTATTCTTTTATTTTCAGGGAGATTTAAGTATTTTTTCTTTTCGTCCATTAATTCAATGATATGAGGTAGTTGAATAATATGTTTATCTATATACATTTTTATTTCTTTAGTTATGATGGACTGTTTCATTTTTTTTATACTATCCCACGGACTTACGCTAGTACCCATCTGACTGGCTATACATGCTATGTATTCTATACCACTTAACGAACCATCTCCATCTAATGGATATCCTGAAAAGGACCTGAAACATCTAGGAAATGTATGACGGGTTTTAATTGGAGGAATAGAAATTTGAATAATAATATGTATTAAAGATAATGTTAATATAATAATAGTTTTATTTACAATATTTTCATAAGACGCTATTTTCTTTTGTTTTTTTTCTGCTACGGCTAATAGTTTACTATAAACGGTTTCATTTATAATTTTAGGTAGTAATGCAAATACAACAGAAATGATATCTTTTCTATAACCTTCTATAAAAATTTTCATGTTCCGTGAAATTGCGGTAATTATATTATCAATTGTTATAATTATGGGATTTTCTTCATTTTCGTTTGTGCTTTCTACAGGTAATATAGGTTGTTCATCTTCTAAAATCTCTCTAGTTTTAACTGCATAACCTGCATCATCATATCCTTCATCTGTACTAAAGTTAATAGGTCTAATCTGATATCCCGTATATTTGTCTACCCACCATGATTCATCATCACTTTTCTCTCCTTGATTTTTACATATATCCGCCATAACATTTAAATATTTTCCTTCATTATGACCGCACGCTAACTTATAAAAAAATGTAGGCATTAATTTAACATTTGTATCTTTACAGTATAACCAATACATATTCTCACCATGAATAGATTCTCGTGCATAATTTTTTACAAATAATATTATGTATTCCTGCTTTTCTGAAAAATCATTATGACCTAATATCAAATCTCTAAGTCTTTCGTGTGGAGAAATTTCTTGAACTACTTCTTTTGATTTGGTACCAATTGAAAAATGATAATTGTTTATCTTTAATAAATTAAATAATTCTTGCTGTTTAAAAACAACAACATTCGCTTCCGCTTTTTGCATATCAACTAATAATTTATCTTTTAACTGTTCAATTGTTAAATCTAACTTTTTATCAAATTCATTTAATATGTATTTAATCGCATTTTTCTTAATTTCTGTTTCGGCTAAATCATTTGTACTACATATATTATTTACTTCTAAACAATCCTTTTGTATATTACAAAAGGCTTGAGAGTTTTCTACATAAATGGATTTCATTGTATTATCCCTTTCCCATTTGTTATTCGTCCTTCTATAAAAAGTAAAATCTTCTTCATCATCATCTATAGTAAGCATCGCATAAAATCCTTCTTTTACGGGTCTTTTTCTAAGTATCATAGCTTCTGCATCCTCTACAGCCTTTTCTGCAGATAAACCTATATTTTTCTTTAATTTATCTACTAAAAATACGGAAAATTCTTCTTCACTCATTGCAGCTTCTTCCGTCTTATATTCATCTATTATATCATAAACAGTAGTATCATATTTTGTGTCAAAATAAATATCTTTATCGTTGTCATCCATCATTTCATCGTAGTCGATATATTTTTTAGCTAGTACAAATGTACCACAATTATTATTTTCCTTTTCTTCATTTAAGGTTTCTTCAAACTGATTACTTAATAATTTAAATTCAGATTCTATATCTATCATCCCTAATAAAGATAAATTAGTGTATGCAATACTTTTTGAAATCAACGTATTACTGTCAATAAATAATTTATGAATTATACTAGATGCAGTTCCAGTAGGATTTATTTTATATATTTTTTCAAAAATATAACCATCAAGTTCATTTTCATTTACTGGATGCATTACATTATGTAGTAAAGATACTAATTGGTTTACCATCAGTTTTTCATCTCGAATAGGTATAAATCTAAACTCTTTACTTTTTAACACATATTTTTTTTTGTATTCTATAATTTGTAATTTTATGTATCTTGAAATTTCATTATATTGCATATAAGTTATATCGTCGTCATAAATTAAAAAAGGTTCTAATTCTTTAATTACTGATAAAATCGATAAACCGTCATTTAAAAATTCTTTTACATATAAAAATAAATTTCTTATACCAGGAATCATCTTATCCAATAAATATTCATATTTTTGTTCTATTTCATCATTTTCTTGTAAAATAAATTCATTAATACTAGATAAAAATTTAATAGGATTACTATTAGGATTTTGTTGTGAATTATTTAATATAATTGTATTTGGAGCTGTTTTATTATTTAATAACTTATAGTAAAATAATGGATATTGATTTATACTACTACGTTTTAATATAGATGTTCCTGGTAGTGTCCCCTTGGTATGTTTCATTACATTTTCAGTAAGCATTATAAAAGAAGAAATTTTCATAGTATCATTATCAGATAAAGTAATATCATAATTATTTTTAAGTCTATCTTTTCTTATGGTATTCAATCCAGTGTTATAGTTCTGCATTACATATTTACCTTTTTCAAGATTTCTATTATTTATTACAAAAGATTCATATGATTCCTCATTATCTAAAATAGTGATAATTTCTTTATTTGTAGGCAAAGAACCTACAATAGAATCAGAATTTTCATTATTTTTATATGGAGTATAAAATTCATTTAGATTTCTTATTAAATATTTATATCTTTCATTTTCTCCCGAAAATGACGATGCTTTCAATGAACTATATTGTTTAATATGTTCATTTTCCTGAATATTTACATCTCCTAATTTTGCATGAACTATGCTCATTTCATCTCGATCTGGAATTTCATCAAATAATTCAATATCATACATTTTTCTTTTGTTTTTAACTACTGGTATTAACCATGATAAACTATGATTTAAATTAAGCAATGAATCTTTTAATGGTTTATTATTTATTCCCTTGTATTTAGAACTATCTACATTACCATTGATGTCAAATATAGAATATTGACCTCTTAATTCAATATATCTGTTAATTTGTATTTGAATATCTTTAAGTATCTGATTGTTTCTTTCTTTAGTAGGAATATACGATAACATATCATCCATTAAATCGGTTGTTTGAGCTTCCAGAGAGTATCTCTTTTTTTTTTCTTCTACTACTACTTCTTGTGTAATTTCACCTAATTCATCACCAAATGAAATAGCATCACCTTCCAAAACTAATCCATCTAAAAATAAATCTCTATCTTCTAAGGTTAAATCTTCTTTTGTATCACTTGATTCAGATTTTTCCAGTGGAGACACTTCCTCATCTTCCATTTCCTCAGCCCAGTTAAGGCCCGTTGTACCCTTTTCTTTTTCTTCCGTTATTTTTGATTCTTCTTCTTCTTCTTTTTCTTCTTGTTGAATACTTATTTTACTTTCTGTTTCTAGCTCCAAGTCTTTTGGTGGATTTCTAATTACAATTTCTTTTATGTTTAATTCCTCCGGTAATCCCTTATAAGCAAAATCTATATATATAACAGTATTTGACGGATATGTTTTTAATTCAATCATATCTTCTTCTAAATTTGTAATTTGTCCTGTTATTATTGTAGGTATATCTCCACTAAATGTTATATCTATCCACGTATCTTTTAAAAGATTGTTTTGTAATGCATAACTAGGAGTTATATCTCTACTTAGTAATGATATAGAACTAATAGATGTATCCATTAACATTCCTTCTTCATTAATAATCAAATTTGTTTCTTCTAATGTTTCAACTTCAACTAATTTAATTTGCAACTCACTTGAATATATAACTAAAAATTGTTTTTTGTCTAACTTTTCATTTGAGGGTGCATTAATTTCTATAATATCATTTAATTGAATTTTAACAGTTGTTTGTGTCATTACTTATATTTATGGTAGAAATTAATTAATTATTTCAAACATTTTATAAAATTGAGTTAAAGATATGTCTATATAATAAATATAAATGCCTACATATACCATACCAAAACAAGAATTAATATTTTTAAATAATACCGATGGAAAAAACGTAAAGAAATATAGCAATAAAGATGACGAAAATCATCGCATAATTAGATATATAAAGGATAAACTACAGACAGACGAAGACTATTCCATGTATGGTAAATATCGGTCGGTTATAATAGATAAAGATAATTATGTAGTAGGATTTTCTCCACCAAAGTCAATATCTTTCGATTTATTTATGCAACAAAATAGTTTTGATGACATTAAAGTAGAGGAATTGATAGAAGGAACAATGATAAATTTATTTTATGATAACTTTAAAAAAGAGTGGAATATTGCAACGCGTACTACAGTTGGAGCAAATAATAAATTTGTTCAAGAAGAAGATATCGATACATTTAGAGTAATGTTTTTGGAAGCGTGCAATGAAATAGGTTTAGATTTTGAACAATTACCTAAAATCGGTGATGATGAAAATACGTATTATAGTTATAGTTTTGTATTACAACATCCAAAAAATAGAATTGTTTCTAGAACAAAAGACAATAAATGTTTCATATATCTTGTAGAAATGTATCAACTTATTAAAAAAGAGACTGAGACTGATATTAATACAGTAGATACGAGTAAATTCATGGATTTATTTTCAAAATTAGGTATATCTATTCCACCCGATTTGGTTTTAAAGAATAGTATAAATGATTATGATACCTTATTGAAAGTATCTACTGGTGGTGAATTTATTGATTCTTGGTCAGAAAAAGATTTGATTTGTTTTGGAGGATTTGTGATTAAAAATAAAAATACAAATGTACGCACAAAAATAAGGGATGAACATTATGAATATATTAGAAAATTACGTGGAAATCAAATAAAACCCAAATATCATTATCTTTCTCTAAGAAAACAAAAAAGGTTGCAAGAATATTTAAGCTTTTATCCAGAAGATAAAAAAAAATACGATGTATATCGTCAAGAGATATCAGACTATGCTTATAATTTATGGCAGAGTTATATCGGTTGTTATATAAAAAAAGAAAAGCCTGTAAAAGAATGGCCGCATAAATTTAGAGTTCATATGTTTAAAATTCATGAGGAATTTAAAGCAAATCGGGAAATTATAACTTTAAATAAAGTTTATATTTACTTTAATAAATTACATGAATCGCAACAAATGTATTTGTTAAATTATAAAGAAGACCCTGAAAATATAGTTGAAAACGATGAACAAATCGTTTCCGAAGTAATAGAAAGTGCGGTTAAAGAAGTTTTTAAAAAAGAAACATTATCATAAGTTGAATTAAATATATAGATAAATTTAAATTATAATATTATTTTTATATAGAATGTTTAAAAATGTTTTATTAACATTATTGTTAATAAAGTCGGATAGTTTTTCATTAAATAGACGAAGTATTTTAGGGGGTATCGTAGGAATGAGCGCGGTAGATAATACAGATAGTAAAAAAGAAAATATTGAAATACCTAAGGAAATAACGAATAATAATTTTTTATCTAATAAAAACGATAATAGTGAATTAAATGCTGAATATGGAATAATACAAGAATTAAATAATGACATATATTTTTACGGACCAGTAACTCAACGAAGTTGTTTTGAATTAAAAAATAAAATTAATGAATTAGATAAAAAATCTTCTCTTATGCAGATTCAATTTCATATAGACCCCCCTCCTATTCACTTACATATTCAAAGTAATGGTGGAAATCTATTTCATACTCTCTATATTATAGACTTAATTAAAAATATTGATACCCCCGTTTATACATATATAGACGGATTTGCAGCTAGTGCCGCTACGTTGATAAGCGTTGTAGGTAAAAAAAGATATATTACAAAAAATTCTCTTATGTTAATACATCAATTGTCTGGTTCAGATAGTGGTAAATATGACGAACTAGAAGAACAATTAACAAATATGAAAGTATTAATGACAATAATTAGAAATACGTATTTAAATAATACAAATATAAATCCAGTACTGTTAAATAATTTGTTAAAAAAAGATTTGTGGTTAGATGCAAGAACATGTTTAATATATGGATTAGTAGACGAAATCATATAATATATTATATTTTAATATAGTATATGGTAAAATCTAATAATTTAAAGATATTTTTAGATATAGCATTAATTATATTTGTTATTTACATTGTATCTGAGTTATTTAATTGGTTCTTTAGAAATAAAACATCAGAAGAATTTACATTAATCAAACCTAGTGATACAAGTGATATAAATATAATGTTAAATACTTCATCGGGAGATGATAATTCTATGGAATATGTTAAAAATTCTATTAAAACTCCTTATAGCCATTGGAGCGATAGTAAATCTCCCGCAGGAATAACAATAATAAAAAATAATAAAATATTAAATTCAAGTGATATTTTGTATACTACTATACATAATAAAATTACAGTTTCTGTACAAGATAGTGATGGGACTGACATTACAACAAATGATGAACTTATATTATTAGATGCCGGTGATACTTTCACAATATCATATACTTATCAAGGAGATACAGAAGATGAAGACTTAGGTAGTAGAACAGTTTCTGTAGTTGATGGGTCTTCACTTACAACACCCGAAATTTTTAGATTCAACCTTAATGATGTAGATAACATTGTGATATTAGGTGATTCTGATAAATTTCAAGTTCAAACTACATCTATAGGAGGATGGAATGATATAGATACATCAGTAGCATGGGATAAATCGGTTGGATTAACAAAAATATTATCAAGTTCTAGTCCAGTTATACCAAATCCAGATGAAATACCTAGTACTCAAGATTTAACATATACGTATACAGGTTATACACACATAGAAGAAAATACTGAAACGGGTGATACATTAGTATCAGTTGATAGTGTTAATAAAACCATGGGGGTACAAGTAATTTCTCCTATAAACATCACTAGTATAAATCCAATAACAACAACAACTAGCGAAAGGAATTGGTGTAGGGATAAATTAAGTTTAGATAAAGTATATATAACAGATACTAACAACGATGAAACGGAATTATACAATAGTACCGACGGAACAACATCATTTAATATAACCGATGTAACTACCATAAGTGAATTAAAAAGCCTTACGGATGGTGAAATAGGAGTTGATATTACAGTTCCAAGTAATGATGATAAAAAACTTGTTAATGAACAAGGAACTACAAACATTAAATTTGATTTAGATAGTGGAATTATTACAAATGCAGGCGACTTAAATGGATTACAATGGAATGTACCAGTCGGTAAAAATTATTCTAGCTATGATTCTAGTGATGTAAAAGATGATATATGTAGTTTAAATTTAAATATACTGTTAAATGAGGCGTCTTTATAATATTATTTTCTAATATTAATTTAAAATGGCAGAGTTTAAAATGGCAGATAGTATCATAACTCTAAAAGAAGATACAGATACAGATAC